ATTACTTAGGTCTGCTATAAATCTTGAGTAAAGCTCTGGATCGTTAATTATTAATCCCTGTCTTTCCTTATCTAAAAATATAGTTTGGATGTCTTGCAGTATTGGAACTGTTGCCTCATCAGAAAAGCTCTGTACTGCTGATATAATCTGTTTAGCAGTTGACTTAGGCAATACTCTTTGTTCTGACGGTATTCCTAATTTTTGATATTGATCAAGTAGAATATCTTCTAATCTTTCTATTTGGAATGCCATATCACCAAAATCAGCCATACGAATATCAATATTTAATTCTTTAAAAATTCTTGCTGCTTGATCATTTGTGTCAATAATATATGAAACAGGATCTTCATTTAATCTTTTATGTTTATCAATAATAGCCTGTCTAAAATTGTTTACTCTTTTTTGTAGTAATTCTACTTCAGTACCGCTTGCATCAGGGTCAATATCATCTAAATCACCTTGAAGCTCTCGTAAAACTCTTGCCTCAGCTGCGCCACTCATTGAAGAAAGAGAACCATAATTTTTAATATCTTCTTGAGTATTCTCCCACTGCATCATTAGGGTATCTAATACGCCAGTATCCCCATCCTCTTCTAAAAATAGCTCTGTTAACTTATCTTCGTTAAACTCAAAGCCTTCTTTTTGTTTTCCGGTAATTGTCTGAAATAATATTGCATCGTTTAATTCTTCAATAAAATTGTTTTTTCCGTTAGTAATTTCTCTATTAAGTTGGTTTTGATACGCATCTTTAAGGTTTAAAGTTTGCTCATAACCCAAACCTGGGTATTGTTCTATTTCTAATAAGTCATTAACAATAGCTCGTTTTGCGGCAATACCATCTGCGTTTTCATATCGAAACGCTAAATTTTCCCTTATTGCCTGATTGACAGCAGTATCAGTAAGCTTCTGAGCTTTTTTATCGCCTGTTCCTCTAAGCAAAGCTGTTTGGAGAAGATCCTCACCAGCCTTTTGTATGCTTTCTACAGTAGCCCCTTCAGTCAACGCAAGGTCTTTAATTTTCTGAGCGCCATCTAGTAATATTTCTGTTGTATTTTCGGCATAAGCATTCTTAGCTTTTACTGTAACAATTTCTGAATATTTTGTTGAATAGGTTGCATTGTCCTCTGTAATTCTTGCACTGAGAACGCCAGCCGCTACTGGATCAACAACTTGCAAAGAAGCAGTATAACCATCTTGGATGTCGCTCATCTTTTCATTAAATACAGAGAGATCCATGTTTGCTTCGTCAGCTTCGGCAAGAAGTGTTCGCATATCAGATCGTGCAGCTGTTTCTATTTCAACAACAGCAATTCTGTTTGCCGCATCAAAAGCAGCTTGTTCTGCAATTGTGCGTGGGCCTTTTTGCTCTTGAAGAGCAGTAAGAACAGGAACAGCACCCTCTTCTCTCACACGCTCCTGACCTCTGCGCTCTGCCAGTTTTGAACCCTCACGAAACGCAAACTCGCCCATTCGATCCAATTCAGATGATATAGTTCTTCCCAACTGTGACGCTTCTCGTGCATCAGCAAAGTCCATGCCGGAAGGCTGTCTAACTTTTATTCCTGTTTTTTGATACTTTGGAAGAGCCATCTTTACACCTAACCTATACTAGTTGCCCGTATCTATATGCACCTGTGCCGATAGTTCCGATAGCCCCCATAACTCCTGATTTATACGCTGTATCTCCAGCTTTTCTATAAATATCTGCTTGCTCAGAAGCTTGGTTAACCGCGAGTATAGCATTGTCAGCGGCTATATTAGCTTCAGTAATACCATCAGCTGTTGAGGCAGTTGCCAAAACCGCAGCTGATCCAGATGTAGGATCAACGCCACCAGCCGCAGATCTTGCAATGATTGCTGCTAACGTATTGTTTAGGTTGCTTAATATGTCAGCACCCTTTTGTTTATATACTATGGCCTCTGTCCGGCCTTTTAGCTCAACTAGATCTGCCTCTCTACGGTATCGATCTCTCTCAGCTCGACCAGCTTTAATTTTTCCAGCTGCCGAAACAACCGACATTCCAATAGTTAACGCTGCCGTCATTTTAGTTTCCTACACTTAATTTATATTCCAAGCCTAATATAGTCATAGGTAATGGAACATTTTGAGTTAATGTTATTTGTCCGGTAGCACTATATCCTAAGATACCATGCGCCGTTTTTAATCCGGTAAATGCCTGGATAGGTGTATCGAGAACACCCACACCAAAGTTTCTAAACGATATTTGCTTACCATTAATTACCAGATCTTTTGTTTCATTGAGTAGAGCATCGACCTGGACAATACGCTTCTTTACACCCTGCACAGAACCCGATCCTAACACTGGCTCAGTCGGCATTGTCTTTGCCTGGACTGTATATTCTAATCCTACTTGAAAAGTAGATAATGAATTTTTAGCAAACGTAATTGTAAACGGAGAAGCTGGAACCGTCTGAGTTGGCTCCACAACGCCATCACGCACGATTTCAACAGTTGCCCCCTCAAGATGATCCATCGTTGTTGAGTCGGCTGCTGTGCCTGTCTTAGCACTATCTAGCGTTACATCTTTGTCAAACTTTTCTAAATAGTATCTGACTTGCGAATTAACGGTACGCTTTACAATACAGAAGGTATCGGAGATCTCTGTGGCTACAGCAATGAAATTACCATCTGTTGTGAACGAGCTAGGCGCTATAACCTCTTGCCCAACTAAAATAGAATACACAGACATCGATCCATCATCACCATTGACAATAAATAATCGATCTGCCTCATCAGTTGAGGTTGATCTTCGAGCAGCCAGGTCAACAGGGTTTTTTATAAGGTGCGATGAAAGTACGGATATCTGTTGCACCTGGTATGAGTTTGTACCTGAACCAAATTGAAATGCGTTTATGGCTTTACCCTGTCTTTGAACAAATACGGACGCACCATTAAGATCTTCTATTGGAACACCTGGCCTTGCGCCAAGTCTTGTTTGTGGCCGGATAAGAAAAGTTGCTGGCGTAACCGGAGAATCTTCTGACTGAATAACAACAAACTCACCGCCAGTAGTGAATATTCTAAGATCAGCTCCAGCAACCACAGCCACAATACTATTTAACTGATTAGTGTTTATGGTCGCTTCAACGCTTTCGTCATCCAATCCAGTGCCAGGATCGAAGTTAAAGAAATCAATAACTCTTGATCCCCATATGGTATTAGGCCTGGATTTTGATCCACCAAAATATAATCTACCCTCATGGAACGTAGCTGATTTTGCCCAGCCTCGAGCATTGCTCCAGACATCCTCATAGCCATGTTCACTCTTCCAATTACCAGCTACAACGCCACTCGTATCAAAGAACGGAACTTCTGTGACTGCCTTCATTACTGTTGCGCTAACAAACTCTACATACCTGGCTCGTCCAAAAGTAGTATCGACCTGGGCAAATTCATTAACGCTTGCCGCTGAGAAAGCTTCAACCTTGTATCCTGTTGAGCTATCCGGTGCTGTGGTCCACGGTGGGTATATTGTAGCTACTTTAGTTGACGCCACATAATCATCAATAAACCTAGATTGTCCTGATCCGGTTCCGGAGGTAAGCGTAACGGACATTCCGTTAGGCTGGTCATCAGACGAATATGCAGACGAGGATTTTAATGTAATTGTACTAGCGCCCCCAGCTTGAGCTGTCCCTGTGTCTGTCGTTACGCTTGAGGCTGTAATAGTAATGTTACCGGATACTGCGCTGGGGGTAATTGTAAAGTTTGGTGAATGTATACTTAAAGCATAAGGATATTGCGGAACATTAGTTAACGGTAAGTTTTCTAACGTCCAGTTTGTATCTGTGTTTCTAACAAGTCTTTTTGTCTGCAAATCTTCATGGCATAGAATAAGTGTATCGACCGCCTGGGTATAAGTAATTTCATCAAGCATAGCTGCCGTAATATCTGAAGCAGCTATATAATCATTGCCCGTTCCGTTTATGTTTGCTTGCAGAACACCGGCCTTGAATACATAGATCCGGCCAACAACTAGAACTAAAAGAAAGCTATCTGTGACGCTAAACTCAAAAGGTATTAGCTTAAATGCTGTAAAGCTTGTTCCAAAGTTATAGATAAACTTTAGGCCATCTCTACGCTTTAGACCGCCTTGAGGCTGTATAATAACATTTGTCGCTTCTTCCAGGGCGTTCTGATATTGTGCTAAATCTGTCCTGGCTCGTAATAGCGGATCTAGTTCACCAACAGAAAAGTTTGTTTGAAACTGAGTAATACGCATTTACTGCCTCACTTGAATTAGCGAATAGTCCTCGACAATTTGTGTTGATTGCCCCCTGGCATCGATGTTCATGGCTTCACGCATCAAACCACCTCGACCATTTTCTCCAGGAGATCCAAATGCGATTGCTCTAAAATAATCTGCTTTTGAAGCTTGGTCTGTAATAACGATTGCTAACTCAGCCGCTAGTGCTGTTCTAAGCAAACGAACAAAATAGTTTGGCATCTTAGCTTCAGCTATAGTTTGCTGGTAATCAATATAAACAGTTTCCATATTGCTGACTAATTGATCGCCATATATTTCCCAACCATAACGAACAGATCTTTGTGCTGTACCGTCAGTTTCGAATACCGCTAACGCACCAGTTAAATGATCGCCTGGCATTTGATAAGCGTATTTCCATTCGTTTATTGGTGCAGCTGATAATCTAGCTAGCTGGATTTTGGCTAGTGACCAAGACCAAACATAAGTGCTTAGTAATGTATTTTTTAAATCTGGGTATAATCTATCACAAGCCTGGGCGCTATCGGTTCCCTCTGTAAACGAAGAAAGGGGCGAAGCCCCCAGCGCGATTAAAGCATCTGAACAAATAGATAAATCTGTATCGCCTACGGCCATCATAACCCTCCAATGTATATAAGGGGCCAGTTGCCCAG